ACATTAGATACTACATTAGAATATAATTTAGTTTCAGAAAATAATCAATATGATGCAACAATTTATTCATCATCTGTTGATAGAACCATTGGTGAAAATTATCAATATGAATCTACATACGATTATGTAGCTGATACTGATACTTTTGGTGAAAGTTATCAAAAAGAAGTTGATATAAATGTAAGATTAGAAGAGCCAACGATACTTACTGAAATTGATATTATTAATAGTAATCAAATAGTTGGTCAAACTGATTATGAAAATATTGGATTTGGCATTTATGCACAAAGTGGTTCTGCAATTAGAACTTATTTTGATAAAGATGGTAGACGAGTTAAAGAAAGAGTTAGAGTTCAATTGGTAACGGAACAAAAGGAAAGAGAAGTTTCTAAGTTCAAAGTAGTAATTGATGGTAAGGGTGACCCACGTGGTGGTTATGAATTGACATCATCGGTTTATACTGAAACTAAATTGAATATACAGCCATTTAGTGGTTCAACTCCGCCAGTTGTTGGTGGTGATATAATTGATGTAAAACCATTAAACGGATATTTACCTACACATAATAAATTTACTTCGGATTTAACAACCGGATTAAAAAATTCTTATTATTTGGGAAGTAAAAATACAGCCGCAACAACATTGGATGGTAGTTCTCCAATTGAAACATTTGTATCTAATCCAAATACATTGAAAGTAAATAAAGCAGGTAGAGCAGCTAACGAACCAATTTTGGAAGTAGAGTAACGGATTTTTAAAATAATTATATTTATAAACAAAGAATAATAATATACTATGGGATATTTAAGTAATACCGAATTAACAGTTGATGCTATCTTAACTAAAAAAGGTAGAGAAAAATTGGCAGCTGGACAAGGATTAAACATCACTCAATTTGCATTAGCAGATGATGAGATTGATTATACTCTTTATGAACCAGCACATCCACTTGGTTCTGCATATTATGATGCAGCAATTAAGAATATGCCAGTTTTAGAAGCTAACCCTGATGAAACGCAGGTGATGAAATATAAATTAGTAACACTTCCTAAGAATACAACTCGTATTCCTGTGGTTGAATTTGGTGTTCCTAATGTTTCAGTTAATCAAAAAAGTGGTGAGGTAGCATTATCTCCAACAACATCTCCAGCCGGAAATAGAAGTTTAGGATACACTATTGTGTTATCTAACAAAAATGCCGGTGATATCGTAGGTGAAGGTGTAACATCCGATGTAGGTTCAGTACCTGTATTTATTGGTGATGATGTATCTGCAACAGCAGCAATTGCTAAAGGATTAACATTTAAGTTTATTCCAAACCCATCTTTAACTTCGACTATCAGAACAACTATAACTGTTTATGGTAACGAAACGGGTGGTTCTCAAACTATTCCTGTAACCGTAACATATGTACAATAATTAAACTATGGCATTAATAAGAGATAATAGAGGAGCCCTTTTAGCAAGTAATATATCACAATACTTAGCAGGCGCAGCGAATACCGCTGGTACTCCCGTTGATACTAACGAATTAGTTAGAATAATGAACCAATTTTTGGGAACTGGTGAACAAATCAGTTCTGATTTAACTACCATTACAAATGGTATTTATAAGAAATTTGGGGCAATTGATAAAGTAACTAATAGAACTGAAATAGTAACTTCAGGTATTTGGAGTGGTGATACAGGTTCGTTAAACGCATTTTATACTTCAGCCGTACAACTTAATGGTACGACTGGTAAGTATTACTTAGATGTTTATAACGCAGTAACATCATCTGATACAGCAGAGGTTCAGTTTTCAATCGCATATGGTGATGTAAACGGATATGGTGCACCAACATTAACACAAGATGATTCATCTACACTTCCAACGAAGGCAGTATATAATCAATTAAAAAATGTATTATTGGATTCAGCTGATACATATTTTACTGATTATGCTGGAAATGAAATGACATCTTTCTACGCAATTAATGTAAATAGAGCAAGATACAAAGAAAGATTAGACCCAGGTAATATTTCAATTAACTTATCAGGTTCAGTTGGAATGGTAACTTTGATTGATAATAGTGGTGGAACTGATGAAAATGTAACAACTGCTGGTAGAGTTTACTATTTAGCAAGTGGTTCACTAAACATTGGTTCAGCATTAACTGCATCAATCAATACATATACGGCATCAAACGGACAAGGTTTTGGATTATTCTATCCAGATATGGGTGTTATTTTATTAAACCCATCCGCATTATCAGCATCCGTTGGTGGTAATTTGATGGCAGCTGGTGGTTCAACTACTGCACAATATCATCAATCGGGTTCAGCATCTGGTTCATTGAAATTATTTGATGCATTGGCTAAGGGAGCTGATTTCCAAGCGAGAAGAACTGAAAATGTTTCTACATCACATTATTTCGTAAGAGCAAACAATAGAGAATTCAACTTCTCAAATAACCCAACATTCGTAACGGGTTCAGTTGGAGCATTTGTAAATTCATCATTCGAAAAAGACCCACATGTTTATATTACAACTGTTGGTTTATACAATGATGCAAATGAATTATTAGCAGTAGCTAAAACTTCAAAACCAATTGAAAAATCATTCGATAAAGAAGTAGCAATAAAAGTAAAGTTAGATTTTTAAGAGAGAGTAACTAATTAAACTAACGGCCCACCTTTCGGTGGGTTTTTAGTTTCAAAGATATTTATATACGATATGTTAAAAAGAATACCAAAATCGGATATTAGTATTAGGCCGTTTAAGGCATATAAAGAGTGGAACTTTTCAAGTGGTTCTACTCAAATAGATATATTGGAAGCATCTGATGTTTCATCATCCTTATCTATTGGAAATATTACATCTTTTGCAAAAAAATCAATATACGGACAACTTAGAGCACAATTTTATAATGGATATGAAGATAATCCATTTTTAAGATTTGGTGATAAAGAAAATATATACGAACCATCCGAAGGTGGTAGGGATAGATTTTTAAGTGGAAGTGCTAAAGTAATTTCTATTCCACAAATATATGTTGGTGAAGGAATTAAGAAAGGGTCTGTAACATTTTTAGATAATGGTAAAACATATATCGATGATACGCATGGTAACTTAATTGATGCGGATGGTGATACTATTAGTGTTGTATCAATCGATGTTGAAGCCAATAAAATAATATTTACCGATATCCTATCAAATGATTATACAGCTTCTTTTCAAACTGCGATAGGGGATTTTGATATTGAATTAGAAACATTCAATTTGAGATATGAGGGGGTGAATTATGATATGAATATTCTTTCATTCGATATTGAATCGGGTGTGATGGTAGTTGATAATATACCATTCTTAGAAGGAGCAGCTGGTGTTAGTAGAATTGGTAATGTATTTTATACACAAGGATTGATAGTAATCACTAGGAATGTCAATGATTTATTATTAGCAAATTGGGATTTAACATATAAATCTACAAAAACAATATATGAACACGAATATCTTCTTATAGTAAATCAAGATGAATTCAATGTTTCACAAAATCCATCGGCAATAGTAGAAGTTGGTAAAGAAGTAGAATTTGTAAAAGGTTCGGATGGTAAGATATATAAAGCAATTACTAATGCAGGAACTAAATATATTCGTAAAAAAACTACATTAGATAATGGTGATGTTTTAGATTTCAGATTTACATCATCTGTAAGTTCATCTACACATTTTGCTGGATTTGAACATTATGATTTAAGTGGTTCAGTAGATTCAACTGGTTCATTCCTTTTACCATTTATTACAACAATTGGTTTATATGATGATGATATGGATTTAGTGGCAGTAGCAAAATTACCACAACCAATTAAATCGGAACCAGATATTCCTATTAACTTTATTGTTCGATTTGATTTATAATTTATATTTATAGTAAACAATAGATAACATGTCAAAGATTTTAGAATTATACAAAGCTGCTCAATCGGCATTAGGTGTTGATAAAATTGGATTTGATGCAGGTGTTGCAGCAAAAACTCCATACACTACAAATGATTTAAAAAAAGTAGATGAGCAAGTATTAACAGCTGCAAAATATAAAGCAGGTAGAGGTGGTGAATTAAAAGCAGAAAAATATTCTGATAAAGCAAAAAAATAAACCAATTTAATGGCTAAAAAAGTTACAAAGAAATCTAGCAGCTGGGTTGCTAGAAAATACGGGTTTAAATCTGGTCTTGAAGAGAATATATCAATACAAATCGAAAGTAAAGGGATTGAGGTTAAATATGAGTCCGAAAAAGTGGATTATATTATACCTGCTTCTAAACATACTTACAATCCTGATTTTAAGTTGCCTAATGGTATTTTCGTAGAAACGAAAGGAAGATTCCTTGCAGCAGATAGAAAAAAACACCTGTTAGTTAAACAACAAAACCCCAATTTGGATATACGATTCGTATTTTCCAACTCAAAGAACAAAATAAGTAAAACTTCAAAAACTACTTACGCAGATTGGTGCGATAAGAACGGATTTAAGTATGCCGATAAGGTAATACCCGAAGATTGGTTCTAAAATATTTGGAAATATAAAATATTTGTCGTATCTTTGTTTTGTGTTGAAAAGTACTGACAAAAATATCGTAGTATCTACGCTTTCTAATGCGTTGGGTAGTTATTCCAATTTAAGGGGTAACGAATTAGCATTTTATTGTCCATTTTGTAATCACCACAAACAAAAACTACAAGTTAATACCGAAACTCAAAAATGGCATTGTTGGACTTGTAATAGTGGTGGTAAGAAATTGACTTCTTTATTAAAGAGATTAGATGTTGATAGAAAAACTATATCCATCATTAGAGAAATATATGGAGATTCCCATTATAATCCTCAAAACGAAGATGAAGGTACAAAAGTATTCATTCAGTTACCAAAAGAATTTATTTCATTGATAGATGAACCAAAAGGATTTAACCCAGAATACAAACACGCTATTCATTACTTAAATGAAAGAGGTATCACACAAAAAGATATTGTAAAATATAATATAGGTTATTGTAAAGATGGATTGTATGCCAGAAGGGTTATAATCCCATCATACACTTCAGATGGACAATTAAACTATTTTGTTTCTCGTTCATATTATGCTGAAGAGAAAATGAAATACAAAAACCCACCAATCAGTAAGAATGTAATATGTTTGGAATCTCAAGTTAATTGGAACGAACCAATTATTCTTTGTGAGGGTGTATTTGATGCGATTACAATTAAAAGAAATGCTATTCCACTTTTAGGTAAGTTTCCATCCAAACAATTGGTTGAGAAAATCTTTATGAGTGGAGTTAGTGATATCATCATTTCATTGGATAATGATGCAATCAATGAAGCATTAAAAGCAGCTGAATATTTTAGAAAAAATGGTATCCATGTAAAAATGATGTATCTTAAAGATAAAGATGCAGCTGATATGGGATACGAAAAGTTTTATGAAGAACTAAAGAAAACTAAAGAGTTTTCATCGGAAGAGTTATTATTAAATAAGATTATGAGTCTATGAGTTTAAAAAAGATTTACCACATCGCAGACGTCCATATTCGTAATGTTAAAAGGCATACTGAATATAGGCAAGTATTTGAAAAGATGTTTGAGGAAATCCGTAAAAGAGGTACGGAAGATTCAATCATTTATTTAGCAGGAGATATTGCTCATGCTAAATTAGAACTTTCGCCTGAATTGGTTAGAGAGATTAGTTGGTTATTTACGGAATGTTCTAAGCATTGTGAAACTATCCTTATTACGGGTAATCACGATTGTAATATGAACAATTCTGATAGATTGGATGTACTTACTCCAATTGTAGAAGCCTTAAATCTACCAAACTTTACATATTTGAGAGATACGCAAGTTTATTCCATTGGTGGAGTAGATTTCGGTGTATTCAGTATTTTTGATGATAAATCAAATTGGCCTAAAGCAGAAACTTTAAGTGGAAACAAAAAGATTGCTTTATTTCACGGACCAGTTGATAACTCACAAACCGATATTGGATATGTAGTATCTTCTCGTCATTTCACAACCGAAATGTTTGATGGATATGATTTAGCCTTATTAGGTGATATCCATAAAAGACAAGAGATGATTTCTCCAAAAGGATGTAAAGTAGTTTATGCCGGTTCATTGGTTCAACAAAACTTTGGTGAAACTTTGGATAAGCACGGATTCCTTGTTTGGGATTTAGATACTTTAACTTATGAAGCAATTGATATTCCAAATGATTATGGATATTACACTATGGATATTGATAATGGAAAAGTTCCTATTGTAAGTGATATGCCAAAGAAACCTCGTTTGAGAGTTCGCTTATCTAATACCGATTCTGCTGATACTAAAAGAGTAATGGCTGAAATTAAGATGAGATATGGTGTTGAGGATTTCACAATTATCAGAACTGATTCATTGGCTAAATCAAAGACAGGTAATCGATTAAACAAATTAGATTTTGAAGATATTACGGATGTAAACTATCAGAACTCACTTATCAATGAATATGTTGAGAGAATGATGCCTTTCGTAGCAAAGGAAGATTTAGATAAATTACAAACAATCAATAGAGATATAAATAGTAGAATTGTAAATGAAGATGTTCAAAGAAATATTCAATGGAAACCAATTAAGTTTGAGTTTTCAAATATGTTTAGTTATGGAGAGGATAACAAAATTGATTTCACAAAGTTAGGTGGATTAATGGGATTATTTGCACCAAACGCAACGGGTAAATCATCCTTATTCGATTCAATTTCATTTTGTTTATACGATAAGAGTAGTAGAGCATTCAAAGCAGCTAACATTCTAAACAATCGTAAATCAGAATTCGCTTGTCATTTACACTTTCAAATCGATGGGTTAGATTATCACATCGAAAGAACTGCTAAGACAATTAACAAAGGTAAGAATGTTAAAGTTGATGTACAATTCTGGAGACAAGATGGTGATGAGAAAACATCTTTAAATGGAACGGAGAGAAGGGATACAAATCAAATTATCGAACAATATGTTGGTAAATATGAGGATTTCGTATTAACCGCTTTATCTTTACAAGGTAACAATGCACTATTCATTGATAAATCTCAATCAGAAAGAAAGGATTTATTAGCACAATTTATGGGATTAAATGTATTCGATAAATTGTATGAAACTGCAACCGAAGATATCAAAGAGGTATCCGTTTTAATTAAGAATTTTAAGAAAACCGATTTCACTAGTGAATTGGCTGATAAAGCAATTGAATTAAAGGATAAGAAGGTTGAATTAAAAGATTTAGAAAAAGAGTTGGGTAGATTGAATGGTGATTCTACCGATTTGAGTAATAGAATCGTTGGATTGAGTGCAGAACTTACTCCAATGGATGGTAATTTGGATTTAGATAGTTTAACTCAACAACAAAATAAAATTGGTAGAGATATTTTACATATTCTTGCAGAAAAGAAAGCAAAGGTAGAAACTATTGAAACATATACAACTACTATTAATGAATTATCTGCATCTATGGAAGATAAAAAGAAATTTTATCTTTCAGAAACGGAATACATTGATATCGATAAAGCAAATGAATCATATGTTCAAGCGGAAAAGGATTATAATGTAGCAAACAATATTTACTATGTTGCTAAAAAACAATTGGAAGCAGCAGAAGAAAAGATTAAACATTTGGATTCACATCAATACGACCCTAATTGTAAATTTTGTTGTGATAATGTATTCGTAAAGGATGCGATGAAAGCAAAAGAAGATTTGCAATCATTGGAAGTTAATGTGGATGAAGCTATGAATGATGTGAGTGGTTTTTCTAATATTATGGGTATGTTTGAAGATGCCAAATCTCAATATGATACTATGTTGGATTTGAGAGGTAAGTATAGTAAGGCAATTGTTATCAAAGAGAAAGCAGAAGCTGAATTAGAAGGATTGGATACTAAAGAAGAATTATTAGAACACCAATTGGAAGTAGTTAAGGGTAACATTCAAAAATATCACGATAATGAAGCAACTATTAAAAAGAATGCACAAATTAACGAAGCGATTGTTGGATTAAAAAGAACTAAATCAGAAATTGAAGAAGAGATTAAGAAAGTTACAAAGGATATAGCCGGTGTAAATGGTTCTATTTCTTCCATATCTTCGTTTATAGAGGGGATAAAGAGTAGGATGGATGAAGTTAAGGATTTAGAAGAAAAAAACCGATTATACACCTATTATTTAGATGCAGTTAAGAGAGATGGTATTCCTTATGAGTTGATTTCCAAAGCATTGCCAGTAATTGAAAATGAAATAAATAATATTCTTTCACAAGTTGTTGATTTTGGAATTGTAATGGAAGTGGATGGTAAATCAATTAATGCAAAAATCGTTTACGATGACCAAGAATGGCCATTGGAAATGTGTAGTGGTATGGAGAAATTTGTAAGTGGATTAGCAATCAGAGTTGCACTTATTAATGTATGTAATTTACCTCGTCCAAACTTCTTAGTAATTGATGAAGGATTTGGTACATTAGATAGCGATAATTTATCATCTTTATTTATGATGATGCAGTATCTTAAAACTCAATTTGATTTCATTTGGATGATTTCTCACTTAGATGCAATGAGAGATATCGTAGATGGATTAATAGAAATTAAAAAAGAAAATGGATTTAGTAAGATTGACTTCTAACCTTGTCAACTTTCAACACACTCGATTGAGGTTTGGTTACACCAACGTGTTTCTTAATTAAGTTTTCTACTAAACTTCCCATTTTGAACCCGTGTTCTTCGCAATAATTTTTGAGAAGTTCATGGGTTTCTTTTTTGATTTGTAACATTGCGTATTTCATAACTCTTTAGTTTTCTTTAGTTTAATAAAGGAATCATTAGTTTTCTAAATATAAATATGATATATTTATTTTTTTAAGAATATTTATTTAAAAAGAGAATAATGGCCGTAATACAAAAAACTTTATTTGCTGAAAATTTAGATAGATATCAAACTCTTATAACTGATACAAATCCAAATAGTGAATATTTTAAAATAACAGAACTATCCGATACTCTAACGGGTGGTAAAAATGCATTTTTGATTCAAGGTTCAGAGTATTTAGTGCCTGATACTTTAATTAAAATTGAAATTAAAGATGCAAATGGAGATATTATATATCACGAGCCAGGAGAAGGTATCGTTTCATCTTCAGTAAATGGTGAACCGATTGTAACCGAATATTATGAAGGTACATCAAAAGTAGTCGCGGTTCACATATACCCCGATACGGCATATGGACCTGCTACAATTACGATATTAGGAGAATTATCATCTTACAATAGTAACGGATTAAATACACCAATACCAATTGATTGGGAAGGTAAGTATAATGTTAAATGGCAGAAGCAGGTAAATGTAAATCCATCTTTAGCCAATACTACAAAAATTCGTTTTTATCAAAGACCGGTTGCAAGTATTTCTGAAACACTTTCTCCAATTTATACAATTGTAGATGGAGTTAAAGTTGAGTCAAATGTAGTATCATCTTTTGCAAATGTTAGAATATCAAAAATGGAAACATTTGCAGGTGATGTTAAAAGAATAAAGGTATTTAGAACATCGTTGGGCGATATTTCCGATTCTGATTTGATACAAGATATATTGGTAGAATCTAAAGAATTGCTCACATCATATGAATTAAGTGGTAGCGTTGTTGGTAATAGTGGATTATTTACATCTGAAACTTTAAGTAAACTATGGAACGCTGATGGAGTTACTACTGAATTGACATCTAGTCGAATAGATAATGGGGTTAAATTAAATGGTAGTGGGTATTTTAGATATACTTCATCTTTGAATTTATCGGATGTAAGTGTTTATGAATTAGGTATTGATGCATTTTATTCATCTTCAACTGCAAGTAATTTAGGAATTTATATAAGTGGTTCTAATAATGGTGAATATTTAATTGGTACATTGAATGGTATAGTTCCTACGAAAAACTTAAAAGACCAAACAATTCAATTCACTTTACCTTTGACAGAGCCAACCGCATCTTTATATTTTTCACAATCTCAAAGTGAATGGCATGTTGGTAATATTAGTTTAAAATTAACGCAAGATACAGCATTCTCTCCATCGGAAATTGAATTTGTAACATCAATGCCAACTGTAATTGGTAATGAGACTTATGAATTTAATTTTGAATTTTATGATGTAAATAATAACTATGTGCCGGTTGCAGTTACTCAATCAGCATTATTTACGGGCGGTAATAATAATTTGGGTGGAACGATAACATTAATCAGTTCATCGGCATCTTCTTCGTTATCTCAATTATATGCAGTATCATCTTCTATTAGTGGAACGATGACTGTATATAGTTCATCGGCAAGTAGTTCGGTTGGCATAGTCAGTAGTTCAATTTATACATTAAGTGGTTCGGTTAGTTCATCGATAGCAGCTGTAAGTTCATCTGTAAGCCAGAGTGTGTATAATGGATTATTAACCGCATTTACAAAAGTACAAGATTTAGCAGATGGAAATTATAGTGGTTCATTTATAAGTGGTAATATAATGTATTCACCGGTTATAGGTGGGCAGACTGGATACTTTAGTACCTTATTTAAAGTGGGGGCTAGTAATTCAATTTATTTAGATGCAAGAGCTAGTACTAAAAAAATATATATTGGAGGTGTAAATGATACTGGTTCATATAATAGTGGAAGTACTCCGGTTTATATGGATAGTGATGGTAAATTTTCATTAAAAGACCAATTAACTTGGGATGGTAGTTCTTTATCCGTAAATGGTACAATAAATGTTACAGGTGGAAATGCGGCAACTCAAACTTATGCAAATGGAGTTGGATTAAACGCAGCATTATCAGCATCGGCAGCATATACAAATGCAAAAGCAGTTGCGGATAGTATTGCAAACGGAAGTTATAATGGTGGTACTTTAATAAGTAATGGTAGTATAATTTCACCAGTTATTGCTGGAGCTGATGGGTATATTTCAAATGTATTGAAAGTTGGCAGTGGTGGTATCACATTGGATGGTACTAATAAAAAAATATATGTTGGCGTTGGTAGTTACAATAATGCAAATACTCCATTTTATTTTGCATCCGGCTCTTCGAATATATTCTCATTGGGAGATAAATTAACATTCGATGGTACTACATTGGGAATAAATGGTGGTATAACTGCAACATCATTAACATTAGCAAGTGGTGTTACTATTGCAAATACAAAAATTACGGGATTAGGTACATTATCTACATTGAATAGTGTAAACGCAACTTATATAGATGATAATTCAATTACGACTGGTAAAGTTGTTGCTAATACATTGGATGCATCCCATATTTCTGCATTAAACTTTACAGGTAAAAATGCGGTATTTACAACTGGAACTATTGGTGGATGGACTATAAATCCCGATAAATTATCTTCACCACCGGATGGTAGTGGATATAGTAGATTAACATTCTCACCATCGCCATTGATAGCAGTAAATGATACATCAGGTAATCCAAAACTAACCATTAGAGCTGGTGATTTAACAAACTTAGGCGCTGGTACTAGTGTATCATTGAATTTTGGTAGCTATAATGTTAATTCTTGGTCTGATGCAATATATCAGGGTTCAACTACAATTAATGGTACTGCTTTTACATTTTCACCAAGCGCAGCTGGAACATATAGTGGTACGATATCAATGAGTGCCGTAGGCGGTATTGCAACTACACCCGGCGGATGGAGTGGATATTTGTATGTGGGGGTAAGATGGGAAGTGGCATCTGATGCTGGATTTTCAAATATAATTGGCAATGGTACGATTGGTAGTGGTGGTATTAGTAGTGCAGGTACTGTTTCAATTTCAGCAGCAACGCAATCGATATCAATTTCAATACCATCGGCTGGAACATATTATGCGAGATTATGTTGGACTAGAACACTTTATAGTAATACAACATCTACTACACAATTTTATCAAAAAAGTAGTAGTGTTTCCAATGTTTCATTGGGTTCATCAGTTGAAGCAACTGAATTAACTGATAAAGGTTTCCAAGTAGTAAACGCAACTGATACATATTTAAGAATTGATAGAAGTTCATTTTCCGGAGCATATGTTAAAGTTGGTGGCTCAATATCAGCAACGGGTAATATAACCGCATATGCATCATCGGATAAAAGATTAAAGGAAAACATTATTCCAATCGAAAATGCTTTAGATAAAATAGATAAAATAGATGGAGTTGAATTTGATTGGACTGATGCTTATATGGAGAAAGAAGTTGGTGATGATAAAGATGCACAAAGTTTAATTAAAAAGCACGATATTGGAGTTATTGCACAACAAATAGAAGAAGTTTTGCCAGAAGTTGTTATGAAAAGAGAAGATGGGTATTTGGCAGTTAGATATGAAAAAATAATTCCTTTATTAATAGAATCTATAAAAGAATTGAAGAAAGAAATTATTGAATTAAAAAATAATAAATAATGGCTATACCCTCAAGTGGTGAATTATCAATGAATTTATTTAATACCGATAGAGGAATCTCATCGGGTACTCAAATAGATTTAGCTGCAGCAGGAACTGCATATGCTATTTCCTATACAACGGATGGTTCAAATGATTTACAAATGTATGAATTTTATGGTAAATCATCCCTATATTGGACAGCAACTCGAAGTGGTAATTTTACAAGAAACAATTGTTCAGCAGGATATGTAGCTAGTACTGTTACTTATTCAAAAACATATACATCGTATATTTCTCAAGCAAATGCAAACGCTTTAGCAAGTGGTGATGCAAATTTTAATAGTGAAGGACAAACATATGCAAATACATATGGAACTTGTACATTAACATTAAATGCGGCCGCTACTTATGGTTGCGAATCAAACGCACCAAATAAAGGATATATAAATGTATCAAGTTATAGTGGTGGAACGGGTACTGGATATGGATTTAGATATAAATTAGAATCGGCCGATGATTCAACCTATTCTGCTTGGATAAATGGTACAGGAACTACGGGTGGTATTTTAGCTAATGGAAATTGGATGTTACAAATCAGAGATAGTGCCAATAATTATATGTACAAATATAATTATGTTATCAATTGTAATTATCCATCATTGACCGGAACAGTCACATCAGGTGGTTCATATAATGGAAACGCTTATATTAGAGTTACATCAATATCAGGAGGTAGTGGTTCAGGATATTATTGGTATTTGAATACAGACCCAACCCATAGAGCAGTTAATGATTATGCATTAAATTTATCAAATGGAGAATACATCGTATTTATAGCAGATGGTGCTGGAAATGTTTCATCGTTTAATCCGATAACATTTAGTTACCCAGAACCACCAAATTATTTATCAGTTAGATTTAAAAGTGTTAATGATGGTTCGGCGCCATCGGGAACAAATGGTGGATGTGATATAGGAACGAATATAACAGTAGAAATGCCATCGGGCGCAACTTTTGAAAACGCGAGTTCATTTATTAATACGATATTTGGTGGATATCCATCTGGAAATGTTGGATGGTTATCATACAATGGAAGATATGTTCCGATTGGTAAATATACTTCCGGTAATTCTGTAGCACCATTTGGTTCTAGAGCAAATTGCCCGGTGGCATGTACGGGATATAGTGCTGTTTCACCTGCTGAATATCAATGTGTTGGATATACTAAACAACAAAAATATCATGATGGTAATTGTGGATATACTTGGGTAGATGTTGAAACCAATTCTTCTTATTGTGGATATTCTGCACCAACTTATGCATCTATATATTTATCAAGCGGATACGATGCTGCATCAGCGTGTGATGGATTTGGTGGATATTATACATACTACATACCATATGGGGATTCTTGGTCATATGCAACGGCATTATATAGTGATAATTCGGGAACAGTTGCTTCGGCTGGATTTTATTCGGATGGTACTATTGTTAAAGAATGGGATGGAGTTTCTGATTTTTATAGTACACAAATGTGTGGCGGTGGAGGAGGTATCGCATAAATAAAATAAAAATATGATAGTATTCATAACAACGGGTTACGGGAAAAATATAGTGGGAGGTTCTGATATATGGTGTAATAACTTTATGGAGAATATTTTACCATTAGTTACAGAGGATTACAAAATTGTAGTTGATGGTAGACCTTTATTGCCAGAAAAAGATGCAATATATACTTTCCAAAACGATGAAGAAATAGATAGGATATTAGATGAGTGTGATAAGATAGTTTTTCTACACCACGCATACAAACCAAATCCTATAATAAAAAAGTATATTCACAAAACTCACACAACTTTTGTTCATGCGTTTATTCCTGATATGTTAGGATTAAATGATGAGTACGAAAACTTAATGACACGATTGGATTGGCATTGGCAAAAGGATATTTTAGATAATTCGGATAATATAGTATGGATAGGATATGAAAGGGATACAATACACACATACTTTCCAAATACAATAACAATACCAAATTATTACGAATGGAAAAATAATAAACCATTTGAAGATGTTCGTAGTAATAAAATAGGATATGCGGCAAGATGTGAAACGAGAAAGAACGCACATTATTTAGATGCAATACCTGCTTTTATATTCTCAAACAAATACGATTACAAACGAATGTTAGAAGGTAGTAAGATAAATGCAGATGTTCACCAATTTATAGAATTCGATTATCGTTTCCATAATAAATTCTTTCAAAAAGATTTTAAAATATTTCACGGATGTTATACTAAAGAACCATTTGGATATGCAATATTTGATGCAATTGATAATGGTAAATTACCTATAATACATTCGGACTGGATGAGAGATATTAAATATCGATATAGAGCAATGAATAAAAAGCAATTTAATTATCAGTATCTAAG